CGTTCACGCCGACCGCCACTCAGGTGCAGTCCTCTCATCCGCCTGCGGACTATGACCGCATGACCTCGCAAACCCAGATGTGGGACATCGGCAACAAGCGCCCATTGGTCGGGCCGCTCTCCATCGACAAGTGGCTGCGCCTCGTGGTGGATGCGCAGCAGTCCATCGACAAGTATTGGGCGCTGATCGGCAACAAGGTGAACATCCTGCCGGTGCCTGCCACCACCGACAGCTTTGTCTACTCCTACCAGTCGAAGAACTGGGTATATGCATCGGACGGCGCGACCAGCAAGGCGTCCTTCACAAATGACGATGACACGCCGAGGCTCCCTGACGAGCTGCTGATGCTGGAGCTGGTGTGGCGCTGGAAGAAGTCCATCGGCATCGACTACGGCGAGGACATGGCCTCGTGCAATCGCATGAAGGAGATGATGATCGCGGCGGATCGCGGCCCGCGCATCATCACGCTGGCCCAGCCCTTCAGGGATGGCGTGCCTTCCGGTTTCTGGCCGGGGGTGGTTTCTCCATGACCATCTTGGAAAGGGTTAAGAAGGTCGAGGGCAGCGACTGTTGGTTTTGGACTGGAGCCAAGGCCAACGGATACGGACAGCTTCGCCATAACGGCAAAGTGCAGAGGGCGCATCGCGTTTCGTACATGCTGCACAAGGGGCCGATCCCAGACGGTCTCTGCGTATGTCACTCATGCGATGAGCCGTTGTGCATCAACCCCGCGCACCTTTGGCTCGGGACCAAGCTTGACAATACGCGGGACATGGTCGCGAAGGGCCGCGCAGTAAGGCCTCCGGCAAAACCCGGAGAGGCCAATCACAACGCCAAACTCAGCGAGCAGCAAGTGCTGGAAATCCGCGCAAAGAAGGCTGCCGGATACTCCGGGGCAAGCATCGCTGCAGAATATGGTATCAGCCAATCGAGAGTGTCCGAAATCTACCATCGCAAAAGCTGGAGGGTGGCCTGATGCGCAAAGCTCTCAGGCAGAACGGTTCGCGCGCAGCGGTCGCGCGGCCCGACATCATCAAGGCCCCCACCAAGGGCTGGAGCGCCAACTCACTACCCATTCAGGCGGAGGACGGCACGGCCATCGTGCTGGACAACTGGTTCCCCGAGGCCACCTCGATCCGCCCGCGCAAGGGCTACGAGGAGCATGTCACCGGCATCGGTGCGGAGGTGCAGACGCTGATGCCCTTCGTGTCAGGCTCGACGCAGAAGCTGTTCGCTGCGGGCAATGGCGCGATCTATGACGTGACCTCCGCCGGTGCGGTCGGCGCTGCCGTGCAGAGCGGGCTCAGCTCCACCAAGTTCTCCTATGTGAACTTCGCCACCATCGCGGGCCAGTACCTCTACATGGTCAACGGGGCGGACCCGGCTCGCCATTTCGACGGCACCTCGTGGGTGCAGCCGTCGATCACGGGCGTGTCTTCAAGCGACCTGATCGCCGTCACTTCGCACAAGGCGCGCTTGTTCTTTGTCGAGAAGAACTCTGCCAACATCTGGTATCTGCCGGTGGACAGCATCGCGGGCGCGGCCACGGCCTTCCGCGTCGGCGCGCAGTTGAAGCGCGGCGGCAAGATTGTCGGCATCGGCACGTGGTCTGTGGACAGCGGCGACGGTCTCGATGACCTCTTCGTGCTGTGGTCCTCGAAGGGCGAGGTGCTGATCTACTCCGGCACCAATCCCGGCACGGACTACGCCATCGTCGGGCGCTACACCACCGGCAGCCCCATCGGCAACAGGCCGCTGTTTCCCATCGGTGGCGATCTCGCCATGATCTCCGAGGACGGCGTTCTCGCGCTGTCCACGGTGATGCGCTACGACCGCCTGACCACCAAGGAGAAGGCCCTGTCATCGCGCGTGGTGGACGAGTATCTCGCCATGGTCAAGCGCTACTCCGACGAGTTCGGCTGGCAGCTCATCACCCTGCCCAAGGCGTCGATGGCGCTGCTCAACATCCCCGGCGCTGGCGAGGCGGGCGCTGCGGTGCAGTTCGCCTACAACGTCTCGACCAAGGCGTGGGCGCGCTTCACCGGCTGGGACGCCGCGTGCTGGGAGCTGTTCGAAGGCGAAATCTACTTCGGCACGCCGGGCGGCAGCGTGTGCAAGGCGGAGAGCAGCGGAACCGACAATGGCACGTCCATCGTGGCGCGCTGCCTGCCTGCCTTCTCGCACATGGGCACGCCGGGCCGCACGAAGCACGTCAAGCTGATCCAGCCCATGCTCTCGACCGACCTGTCGGATTATTCGCTCGGCCTCGCGTGCGTGGTAAACTTCGACATCCCCGGCGCACTGGGCGTGGGCTCTCCCGCCACCGCTGGCATCTTCACGTGGGACGTGTCGGTGTGGGATGGCCCCGACGTGTGGGGCGGCGATGCGGTCTACGACGGATGGGAGAGCGCCACCGGCATCGGCTATGTCATCTCGCCCTACTCCGAGGTGCGCATCGACGCCACCAACGCCCCTGACTTCGACTTCAGCCTGATCGGGTGGAACGTCCTGCATGAGCCCGGTGGCATCTCCTTCAGCGCGTAGCGGTCCGGTCATCGTGGGCCGGATACTTCTGTACGCGGATGATCTGGTGGCACGGTGGATGACCCTGAAGACTGGGCAGGAAATCGTTCCTCCGTACACGGCCTTTGCGACGGTCGCGGCGGATGGACAGATTTCCGGTGCCGTGTTATTCAACGACCTCCAAGAGGCGAGTGTCGAGTTGTCCATGGTGGCGACCCGGCCTCTCTCAAGAGCCCTCCTCCGGCTCGCATCGCAGTACGCCTTCGGTGATCTGCGCTGCCGCCGGGTGACGGCTCGGACCAGAGCATCAAACCTCCCGGTTCGTAGGTTCATAGAGAAGGCGGGCTTCAAGCAAGAAGGCGTCCTCCGGTCCTACTACCCAGACGGAGATGACGCCATCCTGTACGGGCTGCTGAAAAGCGAATGCAGGTGGTGAGCGATGCGATTTCCTCCGTCCAGTTCAGGCTTCCCGGCCAAGCCCAGCAACGGCTTGCCGACCAATGCCATTCCTGAGCGCCCGTCGATCCCGCCCAATGCTGGCGGCATGACGCCGCCGGTCACACCGACGCCGAAACCCGGCGGCTACGGCCAGCCCAGCATGACGCGCCCCGGCTTCGCCACCGGCTGGCAGTCCAACGGCACGCGCGCCTATGGCAACCCGGCCTTCCGGGGTGGCGGCATGATGCAGGGCTGGCGCGACAAGCTCGCCAACGCACTGGCACGCCGCTGATGCTGAACCGCAAGCACATCAAGGTCCCGAAGACCTATGATCCGGGTGGGGGCCGTCCGAAGGAGCGTCTCGCCTACATCAACAAGGCCGAGGCCGAACTGCTCCGTGTGCTGACGGATGGAGTGGTGGAGCGTGGCCCCAAGGGTATCCCGTCCTTCGCCTTCGCTGGGCCGGGCGTCAACTCGATGAATGCTCCAGCGCGCACCGCACCGTCGAGCGCCTCGAAGACCTCATCGGTGGGCGGCGTCGGAGCGGCGGCCAAGTCCGGCGCATCCTCCATGTCGAGCGCGGCCAAGTCGGCCCCTTCCTCCAGCTCCAAGTCGGGGTCCTCCTCGGGCAACTTCGGCGGCGGTGCCAGCAAGGCCCCCAGCGCCCCCTCGGGCGGCAACTTCGGTGGAGGCGCATCCAAGGCCTCTGGCGTGGGCGCTGCGGCCAGCTCTGCCGCGTCCAAGGCTCAGTCCGCATCCAAATCCCCGTCCTCCGGCGCGAAGCCCTCGGGCGGCTTCAGCCAGTCCCAGTTCGGCGCGGGCGGCCAGAGCAAGCAGCCTTCGGCCTCCGGCGTCGAAACCACCTCGCGCGGCCCCAACGCGGCGGCTGGGGCGGCCTTCAGCAAGCTGGCCGCTACTACCCCTGCGGCCCCACCTGTCGGGCCTGCAGCACCCCCTGCAAAGGCTTCCACGACCAGCCAGAAGAAAACCGAGGCGGAAGCCTCCGCCATCAGCGATCCGGTCACCCTGAGCGGGATGGCCGATCAGGGCCTCTATGGCCGGTTCACCAATGGCAAGAACTGGCAGACGGCTCCCGGCGCTGACGTCATGGGCGGTGAGCCCTCTCAGGACGCCATGATGCCCGGCGGCTGGATGGGCATGGAGCGCCAGCCCAGCGGAAAGTACACGTCCTCCTTCGTCAATGCCGCGCAGGTGCCCATGGTCGAGTGGGGCGGCAGTTTCGCGGCCAGCGCAGCTCGGCGGAAGCTGTCGGAACAGGGTGACAAGCTCTACCGCGCAATCGAGGACACCGCCCTGCGCACCAACCAGCCGATCACCGTGTTCTCCGGTGGCCGTGGCAAGGGCGACAGGGGCAATCACTCGAAGGGTTACGCCATCGACAACTTCCTGCGCGACCCCGTGTCTGGCAGGCCGGTCGGTGAGGCGCAGGTTGGCCGGTGGGCATCCTTTCCCATCGCTGGTGTGAACAGGCTCGGCGGCAGGCCCAAGTCCGTTGCTGACAAGATCGCTGCCGAGCTGGGCGCGCCCTACAAACAGTGGTCAAACGATGTTTATGACACCGTCTACCAGAACCCCGAGGCCTACAGCGGCGTGCGCGGCACCATGCGGTATGGTGGCGACTTCCAGTCCGGCACGACGGCCCGCGACTACATGCACCACGATGTGACGCCGGGCCGCTTCCAGCCGAACAATCACGCGGCTGCCACGCTGCGCGCGAGACAGGCACCCTCCGGCCCCACCACGCGGCTGGCAGGCGGCGAGTTGCAGCCCGGCATGATTTCCCAGCCCCCTCGTACCGGCGGCTTCCAGACGGCATCCGAGACGCCCCCTGTCGCGCCTGCGGCCCCTGTTGCGCGCCCTCGCCCTCGCCCGCCGCAGGCTGGCCTTGAGCGCAACCCCTTCGACACCCAGCGCGCCGTGGGAGTGCCGCGTGCGAGGCCGCCGCAGCCGGGGCTTGAGCGCAACCCCTTCGACACCGGCAGGTCTCCTCCGCAGTATTCCGGCGTGACCAGCTTCGCGCCGCCCGCCATCAACGCCAATGTCGAGCGCAATGCCTTCGACATCCAGCGCGGTGGCGGATATTCCGGCTATGGCAGCTTCACGCCGCCCCCACCGCCCGGCCTTGAGCGCAACCCCTTCGACACCCAGCGCGCCCAGCCCGAATACTCCGGGTACGGAGCATCTCAGCCGACTGGGAAAAAATACTATGGGCGGGTGGAGCAGACGCCCGGTCCGCAGCAGCCCTACCAGCTCCCCGACTATCCGGGGCGCGTGGCGTCTGGCACCTACACCGCGCCATACGATGCGGCTGGCCCTCGCGCACCCGCGCTGGGCGGCATCGGGTCTCCCGACCTGCCGCCGGGCTATGCCGAACGCTACGGCCTCGGCCAGCCCGAGCAAAGCGAGGAGCCCGCGTCGGCAGCGGCTGGTCCAACCATGATGGATCGCGGCGTGATGTTGGCACGCGACATCCTGCGCGGCGACTACAGGCTCGACGGCGATGCCATCAGGCAGGCGATGGTGCAGCCCGGCATCAAGGCCTACGCCGAAGCGCCCGGCTGGCAGAAGTCGCTTGCTGGCGCGGCTTTCGGGCCTGTGTACGGCAAGACCATCCGCAAGGGCGCTGGAGACGCCATTCGCGGCCTGCAGGATGCCCTGCGCCCACCGCCGCCCAAGAAGGAGCAGCGCGCGCCAGCGCCGGAGGCGGCCGCAGAAGAGCCGCGCGCCGAAACGGTGACCTACACTCCTCCGTCCACGGAAGAACCGCGCAGGTCGCCCGTCAGGAGCCCGCGCAGCACCAATGACCGCTTCCCGAAGAGCAATGACCGCGACACCAAGAAGCCGCGCAGCAAGCGTGAGAAGGTGGCTGATGCACTGGCTGGCACGCCGTCAGAGCCGAGGCCGCCGTCCGGCAGTGGCTTCTCGCTGACGCCCATGCCGCCGGATGCCTATTACGGAGCCTACAGCAATATGACGCCTGAGCAGGCCTTGCGCCGGATGCTCGGAGAGGAGTGGTACGCATGAACCGTGGATCGAGCTCTCCGTCGCCGCCCAACCCCATCAAGACTGCAGCGGCCCAGACCGGCGCGAACCAGTCTACTGCGATCTATGAGCAGATGCTCAACATGCAGGACCAGAAGACGCCCTACGGTTCCGCGACATGGAAGCCTGCAGGAATGTGGTCCTACAAGGACCCGACCACCGGCAAGATGGTCGAGGTGCCGAAGTTCATGGTGGAGAGTTCGCTGTCTCCGGCACAGCAGGGGCTGCTGGATCAGGAGCAGCAGTTCGACGCGCGCTATAACCAGATGGCGATTGATCAGGCTGGCCGCGTCAAGGACGCCCTGTCCACGCCCTTCAACTACAACCCCGGCGTCCACGAGGAGTGGGCGGGCGGGCTCTATGACAAGCTGAACTCCAGCGCGATTGCGCGCAATCAGGAGGAGCTGCGCCAGTCGCTCGCCAACCGTGGCCTCAACATCGGCACCGAGGCCTACGACCAGTCGATGCGCGACTTCACCGAGGGCACCCAGCGCGCCCGCGATGCCTTCATGCTCGACAGCTATGGCACCGGCATGAGTACCGCGCTCACGCTGCGCAACCAGCCTCTCAAGGAGGGCGCTGCCCTGATGGGCACCGGGCAGATCACCGAGCCCTCGTGGCTGCAGGGTCCGCAGTCGGGCGTGGCAAACACCGACGTGGCCGGGATCACGCAGGCGGGCTACGCCAACCAGCTCGCGCGTTCGCAGGCCCAGTCCTCGGCTGGCATGTGGGGCGCTCTGGGCCAGATCGGCGGCGCTGCACTGGGCGGCTGGATGGCATCCGACGAGCGCGTGAAGAACGTCAAGGGCGGCAAGAAGGGCCTGTCCAAGCTGGGCGAGAAGGAGTGGAGCTACAAGGGTTCCAATCAGGTGCATCGCACGCCCACCGCGCAGGACGTCGAAAAGAAAATCCCCGAGGCCGTGGCCGAGGTCGGCGGCGTCAAGTACGTGGATTGGAAGCGCGTGCCGCAGGGCGAGAAGTACATGCGCGACATCGAGCGCGAGCGCACGGTGGACCCGCGCCTCTACGGCCAGCCGGGCTGGAGCATGAATGCCCTGCCGGACGGCCAGATGCATCGCCGGGGCGGCATGCGCCTCGATCCTGATGATCCCAACTACAATGTCCGCAAGGCCCTGCCGCGCCCGACCTATCAGGACGCGCGCGCCAAGGGCGGGCTGCAGCGGCTCGGCGCACGGAGGGTTGCCTGATGTATGCTTCGCAGAAGACGCCGGGTCAGGCCCGCACGGTCTCGCTGGTGCGCGAGAAGACCGCGAAGCCGGTCGCCAGCGCCATGTCCGGCACCATGGGCAAGTTCAAGAACGCCCTGTCGCTCGGCTCGCGGCCCGGTGCCATGGGTCCGCAGGGCCTCGACAACAACCGCGATGCATGGGCCAACGCCCTGTCCAGCATGAGCGGCGTGAACACGCCCGATCCGCTCAGCGCCTTGGCGAAGGTGGCAGGCATGGGCTTTGCCGGTTACGGGCAGGGCAAGGCCACACGCGAGAAGGAGGCTGGCACCACGGCCTTCAAGTCGAAGCTGGCCGACGCGCTGGCGGGCAAGCCGGACAATGCCACGCTCATGGGCCTGATGAATGATCCGTATGCGGACAGTCAGTCGCAGTCGATGGCGTGGGATATGTGGCAGCGGAACAATCCGACCGAGGACCAGATGCTGTCGCGCCAGCGCGCCCAACTCGAACTCGATCAGGCGGATGACCCGCAGTACGACATGCAGCAGGGTGCTGACGGCCAGATGTACTACGTGCCGAAGGTGCCGGGTCAGGGCAGCGTGTCCGCTGTGCCCGGTTTCACGCCGCGCCCCGGCGAAGGCCGTGGCCGCCGCACCGCAACCGTCAACAACAAGGTGATCGATCTCGACACGGGCGAGGTGATCTACGATGGCGGAGCTGATCCGGCCAGCGCACCCAAGACCGACACCTATCGCACGAAGGACCCCGAGACTGGCGAGGTGATCGAGATCACCCGCGAGTGGACGCCCGAGGGCTGGCAGGAGGTGGGCCGCGCGCCCTACAAGCCGGGCGGCGGGGTCATCTTGGACATGACCGGCGGCAACGATAAGCAGGTTTTTGACCGCATCGGCCAGAACTTCGACACCATCACCTCCATGCGAACGGGCTTGCGTTCGATGCGCGAGGCAAAGAAGGCAATCCTCGACGGAGCCATCACCGGCCCGTTCGCGGAACAGCGCCTGTTCATGCAGCAGATCGGCGCATCGCTCGGCGTGGCAAACCCCGACAGGATTGTGAACACCCAGACCTTCCGCGCGGCCATCGCGCCGCAGGTCTCGGCGATGATCAAGGCCACGGTCGGCTCGTCGCAGATTTCGAACACCGACCGCGAGTTCGCCATGATGGCGGCGGGCGGCCAGATCGACCTCAACGAGGGCACCATCCTGCGCCTGCTCGACATCATGGAGCGTGCCAACGCGGTGGCGATTGACGAGTATCAGGCCCGCCTCGACAAGGTCTACCCGCCGGACAGCACTGACCCCGGCGTGCAACGGTCTCGCGCCCTCTATGAGGTGCCGGACGAGGCCCCCATGCAGGGTGACATGATGCGCCTGCCGCCCGATCCGGCGCAGGCCGACGCGGCCTATGCCCAGATGCCGTCCGGCACGTGGTTCATGGCACCGGACGGAACCGTCAGGAGGAAGCCCTGATGGCCGCCGCGTGGGAGCAGGCACCCATCTACCAGCCGGGTGCAGGAACGCCGCCAGCGGCCTCCTCTGGCCCGGCGCGGGGCATTCCGCAGCCGGGGGGAGGGGCGGGCTGGCAGTCGGCACCTTCCGCCGAGGACGCGGTGCGCCAGATGACGCGCGAACAGATGGTGGATTACTACCGCACGTCGAAGCGCGGTGATCCGCTGGCCGACGCCATCGAGCGCGAGCTGTCCAAGCCCATGGAGGGCGAAAGCCCCGAGGACACCGACCGGCGGCTCTACGGCCACATGGACCCGCAGCTCTCGCCCCTCGACAGCATGATCATCGGCGGCGGCGACATGGCGACGATGGGCGGCGGCGACGAGCTGACCGGCGCGGTGAGCGGCATCGGCAGCATGATGCGCGGCGAAGGCTACATGCCGGGCTACGAGAAGGGTCGCGATCAGGCGCGCGAGCTGCTCGACGTCTCGCAGGAAGAAAATCCGTGGTCGCATTTCGCCGGTCAGGTGGGCGGTGGCATCGCGCAGAGCATGCTGCTGCCGCAGGAGGGCCTGAAGTCGCTGGGCGGGCGCGTGCTGACCGGCATGGGCCTCGGCGGCGCTCAGGGCGGCATCTACGGCTTCCTGTCGGGCGAGGGCACCGAGGATCGCCTGAAGCAGGGCGGCTACGGTGGCGTGGTCGGCGGCACACTGGGCGGCCTGTTCCCGCTGCTCGGTGCCGGTGCGGGCTACCTGCGCGGTCGCTGGAAGGACAAGGGCCTCGACCAGAAGTCTGTCGGCAAGGTCGCGGACATGCTGGAGGACACCGGCTGGACGCCGGAGCAGGCCAAGGCCACGGCCCAGAAGCAGGGGCCGCTCGGCATGATGGCGGACGTCAACGAGGGCATGCAGGTGGCGACCGGCGGCACCAGTGCGGCGGGTGGTGCGAGCGTCATTGCCCCGCGCCTCGAAGCCCGCCGGGCCGGAGCCAAGGGGCGCGTCACCGGCATGCTGGATGACACCTTCGGCAAGTACGTGGGGCCGCAGGCCGTGAAGGACGGCATCGCCGACATGCGCAAGCCCGCAGGCCCGGCCTATGAGCTGGCGAAGCGCCACGTGGTCGATCCCGAGGACGCGCTGCTCAAGATCGATGAGCTGATGAAGACCTACAGCCCGAAGAGCCCGCTCGGCGGCATGCTGCAGACCTATCGCGCGCAGCTCGTGGATGACGCGGGCAACGTCATCGGTCAGGGCAACATCGTGCATGGTGTGCGCGAGCAGCTCGATGACCAGATCAACAAGCTGTACCGCGCGGGCGAGGGCAAGGCCGCAGCGCGCCTGCAGGACGTGCGGCGCGAGCTGGACAAGGTGCTGAAGACGCAAATCCCCGGCTTCGATGAGGCCGACCGCCTGTGGGCGGAGGGGGCGCGGATCGATGAGGCCTACCAGTATGGCAAGGACGAAATCCTCGGGCGCACGCATCCCGATCAGGTCAAGGCCAAGGTCAGCAAGGCCACCAAGCCTGAAGAGATCGCCATGCGCGCGGGCGTGCGCGACGAGATCGAGATGCGCATGTCGCAGCCGAACGTCAACCCGGCCACCAAGGCGGACCGCATCCTCGACGGCAACATGAACTCCGACAAGCTCGACCTGTTCACCACGCCGGAGCGCCGGGCGCGGCTGGCGCAGGGCCTCGACAACGAGCAGACCTTTATGGAGACGTCGAACCTCGCGGAGCCGTCGCGCAACTCGCGCACCACGCCCATCGGGCAGGCCGCCGCGCGCTACTGGGGGCCGCAGGGCCGGGCTGGTCTGGGTGACGCGGCCATCGACACCATGGCGGGCGCGGGCGCTGGCTTCATGCTCGGCGGTCCGTCCGGCGCACTGGCTGGTGGTTCGGGTGCTGCCATGGGCAGGCTGCGCGAGATGATTGCGGGAGCCCTGCAGAAAGGCCCCGCGTCGGAACTGATCAATGCCACGGCGGATCGCCTGACGCGGCAGGGACCGGCGCGCGACAAGCTGATCGAAGACATCATCGTGCGCTCGGGACGGAAGCTGTCGAAGGAGCAGGCGGGCAAGGCTGTGGATCAGCTCGTGCGCAGCCTGACGCGCGGCCTTCCGGCGACCGGCGCTGACGTGTATCTGGATGCAAGAGAGGTGAACGAATAATGGCGCGCGACGGATCAGGAAACTATTCACTGCCTGCGACTTTCGCTGTGGCGAACCAGCAGGCCAGCTCGGCCACCGTGAATGCCATCATGGATGACATCGCGCAGGCCTTGACCGACAGCATCAACAAGGACGGCTCGAAGGCCTTCGAGGCCAACCAGTCGATGGGCGGCAACAAGCTGACCAACCTCGCCGTTGCGACCTTGGCCGCCGACGCGGCGCGGCTGTCGCAGGTGCAGGCGGGCAGCGTGCAGCAGGCCACCACGGTGGGCGGCACGGCGGACGCCATCACGCTGGCCTTTACCCCGGCCATCGCCGCCTATGCCACAGGCATGGTGATCCGCTGGGTGTCAGGCGGCGCAAACACGGTGGTGGCTCCGACCGTCAACGTCGAAAGTCTCGGGGCCAAAACCATCAAGAAGAACCCCGGCGGCGCGGCGCTCGTCGCGGGCGATCTCGGCGTCTCCGGCACCATCCACGAGGCAGTGTACAACGGCACGGACTTCATCCTGCTTGACCCGGTCATCAACCTGTCGAGCTACGCCACCACGGCATCCATCCTCGGCCAGCAGACGATCTGGGTGCCCGCAGGCGCGATGACCGCGCGCACCACCAATGGCGCGGCGAGCGGCAGCGTCGAGACCTCCACCAACAAGGTGATGCTGAAGACGCTGGATTTCGACACCACCACGCAGGAATTTTCACAATTTGCCGTGCAGTTTCCAAAAAGTTGGGACGAGGGCACTCTCATCTGCCAGTTTGTGTGGTCACATCCGGCAACGACCACCAACTTCGGCGTCGTGTGGGCCATCGAGGCGGTGGCATTCGCAAACGACGATGCTGCCGACACCGCGTTCGGCACGGCGGTTCAGGTCGCTGACACGGGCGGCACGACCAATGACATTTATATCAGCGACGAGACGGGCGCGCTCACGGTTGCCGGAACTCCGGGCGCGGAGGAGTGGGTGGTGTTTCAGGTCAAGCGCGTTCCGGCAGATGGCTCCGATACGATGGCCGTCGATGCGCGCCTGCATGGCGTGAAAATCCATTATACCATCGACGCCGCGAAGGATAATTGATCAATGCTGCACGTCAATCAGTTGATTGGTTTTGGAGCGGGAGGCGTCAGCAGCAGCATCCAGTTTGTCGGCGGAAAAACCGCGACAAAAGCAGGCGCAACTTCAGGTACAAGCACAATTGCTCTTAACAGCGGACTAACTGGAGGTATTGCCTCCGCAGTTTCAAACGGGGATTTTGTAATTGCCGTTTTCGCCGCCGCTACCGCCACAGACCGGACACTCTCCATCACAGATGGTGCAAATCCATATACTCTTATCGGGAGCGAATTGTACGCTGACGACACTATGGATGCCAACTTGAGGGTTGCTTACAAAGTTATCTCTGGCGACACAGCCACCACCTTTGGCCCTACAGGGGGCACGGCTGAAGCGGCTGCAATGGCGGTTTATGTGTTTAGGGGCGTCAATGTGGCAAACCCAATTGACGTTACTCCTACAACTGCCACAGGCATTAACAGTGTTCTTGCCAACCCCCCGTCTATTCTCCCGGTTACACCCGGTGCATTCATCGTTTGCGCTGCTGCTGGTGCACACTTTTCACAAGTAGATACCTTTACATCGTCTGATCTCTCCGCGTTCTTCACCGATGGGTTTGACGGGACTTCAAATGATGCGACAGTCGGCATCGGTCATTATCCAAATTGGGAGGGTGGTGCGTTTGACGCCGCGCAGTTTGGTTTTTCTAGCGCCGACAACACTAGTGCTTCATGGGCTGCGATTTCATGCGCCCTTCGACCCTCGTAAGGAAACAAAGTAATGAACGAATACGCATTGTTGATCGACGGCACCTTTCAAGAAGTCCGGCGCTACACCGAAAAACCGGAGGACATCCCGCACAAGGGTGTGACGTGGCACGATGTCGTGCGCGAGTACGGAGAGCCCTTCGAGGGCCTTGTCAATGGCGTGTGGACGATCCGCACGGTGGACCCGGCCACGCTGCCGCCGCCCGTGCCGGAGAGCATCACCCGCCGCCAAGCCGCCCTGCAGCTCCTCGCCATGAAGGTTATCACGGCACAGGAGGCCCTCGACATGACGAAGACGGCGGCAGTGCCTGCGGCGATCTCGGCAGTGTTCGACGCGCAGGTGGCGAACGGCGTGTGGACGCCGGAGCAGCGCATCCTCGCCGAGATCGACTTCGCGGCCATCGGCTACTACCGCAGCAACTCGCTGTTGGCATTGATGGGGCTCAGCGAGAAAGAGATCGACGGCTTCTTCATTGCAGCATCCCAGTTGTGAGGACAGCATGGTTCACGAAGGCGACATCGTGACGGCAGAACGTCTGACCCGGCTTGAGACCAAACTGGACATCCTGATTGCGCAGATCGACAAGCTCCCGCCATCGCCAACATGCGTGGCGAACCACAAAGACCACGAAACGCGACTGACCAAACTCGAAGGATGGCGCAACAAGATCATCGGCATCATGCTGGCGCTGAACATCGTGTTCATCCTCGTCATCGACAAGATCAAGAACTGGATGTGGCCGACATGATCCGTGCGCTGACAATCCTGCTGCTGATGACCGCACCGGCGCTGGCGCACGAGTGGTACAGCGAGAAGCGCGATCCGGTCTACTCCAACCAGAGCTGCTGCGGTGGCGAGGACTGCGCCCAGCTCGTGCTGACGCCCGGCGTGCTGGCGGCGGAAGAGCGCGGCTACCGCATCCGCCTCACGCTGCAGCAGGCCCGGCGCATAAACCCCAATGCCATCGCGCCCATCGACGCCTTGGTGCCGTGGTCGCGGGTGCAGCCGTCGATGGACGGCAACTATCACATCTGCATCATGCCCAGCCTGCGCAATGACGCGCGGCAGGGCGTCTACTGTTTCTTCGAGCCGCCATCAACGTGAGGGTCACATGAAACGCAAGGCCACCAACAAGATCGTGCTGCACTGCGCCGCCACCCGCCCCAGCCAGAACGTCGGCGTTGCCGACATCAGGAGGTGGCACAAGGAGCGCGGTTGGTCCGACATCGGCTACCACTTCGTGATCCGGCGCGATGGCCGCGTCGAGCGTGGCCGGGCAGAGGACGAGGTCGGCGCGCACGTGGCCGACCACAACATGGACAGCATCGGCATCTGCATGGCGGGCGGCCTCAACGAGCGCACGTGGAAGCCGGAGAACAACTTCACACCGGCGCAGTGGGCTGCGCTGGAGAAACTTGTCCGTTTACTGACGATCAGGTATCCTCGCGCGAAAGTGCTTGGTCACCGGGACTTCCCCGGTGTGCAGAAGGCCTGCCCCTGCTTCAATGCGCGGGCGTGGGCAAAGAAACTGAAGTTTCCTGTCTGAGGAGAGAACGACCATGACAATGCACAAGGCCATCGCGGCCTTCCTGATGTCCCTCGTCACCCTGCTCGCCGCCTTCGGCGTCGATGCCTCGGGCTGGGCCACGCCGAACCTGATCGAGGCGGTCTCCGCCGTCCTCGGCGCGCTGGCGACCGGCTTCATGACGTGGCTGATCCCGAACAAGCCGAAAGCCTGACATGAGCTGGCTGGAGACAGCCGCCATCATCTTCGGCCTCCTTGGCTTTGCCGCCATGGGGGCCGTTTTGGCTCTGAGGCTCTACCACAACCCGTTCCTACTCAGTGGCCTGCTGCCGGTGCTGTGGACGCATGTGAAGCCCATGCTGATCAAGTACGTGCTGCCGCTGTTCCGGCGCATGCCGCCGGAGGAGGAGGCCGAGTGGCGCAGGGCGGTGCTGCAGGGCCGCGAGCGCGAATGGCTCGACCGGCGCAAACGAAAAGGGCGGGAGTGACCCCGCCCCTCTCTCACCTGTCCGGCATGTCCCGGTATTCCTGAAGGCGCACCAGTTCGCGGTCCGCCTCCTCGGCATCACACTGCCGCTGCTGGCTCCGCATCTGCAGCAGCTCCGCAATGATCAGCAGGATGAAGCCTGCTGACATCGCGCAACCCAGCATCAAGGCCGCCAGCCACAATGTTTGCTCCATAGACCTTCCTCCTCCTCTTGATGAGCAGGCGCATGTGATCGCCCCTGCCATCCTCCTCCTGCACGAACGGCACGGTCACATAGCCGACACCGCCCTCAATACCCCAGACACGCGGCAGCGTGACTAGCTTCTTTTCCCAGTGCTTGCGATCCCACTCGCTCATGGCGCACCCCGCAGCGCCCGGCGGGCAATGCAGAGATTGTTCAGCAGCGCGCGCCAGTCGCTGGGCGTTGAGGCCACCGTGACAGTGGCCTCGCGCGTGCCGTCCGACACCCGCAGCTTGCGGTGCTTGCGGCCCCTGTCGGCGGACAGTATCGCGATGCCGTCCGCCTCCAGCAGGCGCTTCAGCTCGCGCAGTTGCTTCCGTGACGTGGTACTCATGCCACCCCCCAGACCGACTGACCATCCACGGTGCCGACCTTCACCACGAGGCCCTTGCCCACCAGCTCGGACCGGCGGGTGCGCCACGTGCTTTCGGTGCGCCCATGGCGGGCCTTGAGGATGGTGACCAGCTTGCGGTCGGTGGTGGGGCCGTAAATCTTGAGAGCCCCCAGCACAACCTGCTGCAGGGCCGAGACCTGCGGGGTGATCTTCTCCGCAGCCGCGTGCGATGTGTCTGGATCATCGCGCCGGGCATGCGCCGTGTCATAGTCGAGGATCGAGGTTTGTGCCGGGTCCGTCTTCGCCTTACGCGCCATTGCCTGCTTCCTTTCTCAGTGTGGTGATGTCAGTGCCGATCAATTCGGAGACGGCCTGCAAGGCCCGCTCCTTCGCCTCCTGAAAGACCTTGCGGCCCATGGCATCGCGGCGCTGGCTGTCGGCGGTCCAGATGCGCACGATGCGGCGGGACTTCAGGGGTGACTTCTCGTCCGCCACCACCTCCGCCATGGCATAGCGGTCCAGCTCGCGCGCGCGGGCCGCCAGCGTGAGGGCGTCGGCATTGGTGGCGCACACCACTGTGGTCATGGTGCAGAAGCCCGCCTTGATGAGCGCCCACTTGCGCAGATGCTCCGCAGACGGAAAGTCATCCGCCAGCTCCTCGGGCAGGTTCAGCCACGCATCATTGATGCAGGCGAAGAAGTGGTCGTGGGTGGCCTTGGAGCGCGCCTCCGCGAGCTGCCAGCCGTGAACCTCACCGGGCTGGATTTCGATGAGGCCGGGACGAAGGCAGCGGAACATTCCGCTGCCCTCATACCGCATGGGATAGACCCGGCTCACGTGAACTTCACCGCGAGGGTGAGGCCGCCGTTCGACAGGGTGCAGCCGTCCACCGCCTTACCGGCCTGCAGCATCGACTTGATGAGCTGCTTGTCCGGCACGGGGTCCGCCTGCCGCATGAAGGCTGCCGGGATCGAGGCCTGATCAATGATCTCGACCTTGGACGGCGTCGGCCTGACCGACAGCGTGGCCGCAGGCGTCTTCATGGTGGTCTGCTCGGCCACCTGCATGGCCTCGAAGATCGCCTCGCGCAGCTTCTCGGCCCGTGCCTCATGCCGGTCGAGGCGCTCGCTCATGGTCTTGATCGCGCCCCTGATGCCAGCGGCCTCGCCTTCGACCGCCGCCAGCTCGAAGGCCACGCGCGCGATGGCCTCGTGCAGCTTGGTCTCGCCCTCGATCATGTCGCGCACGAGGTCATCCTCGTCCTCGCCCAGCGACAGCAGCTTCGCCTTCAGCTTCTTGGCCGCAGCCACTTCCAAATCCATCCTCATTGCTGTTCTCCTCAGTTGTTGGTCATCGTGTCATCGTGGGTGATGCCGGGGATGATCTCCCCAGTCTCAGGGTCATGTTCCTCCGTGGACTGATCGTCCGTGGACGGAGCATGGAGCGGCTTGGTGCCAGCCTTCTCGAAGGCGGACTTCAGCTCGTCCTTCTGCTTGGACAGCTCCGACACCCAGCCTGCGGGCATCTTCTTCATCGCCGCCTGCGAGTTCTTCCAGAACAGCGCGAGGTCTTCGAGCGATCCTTCGCGCTCGATCTGGCGCAGGCCGTTCTGGATTTTCTTGAAGGCCTCGTCGCCGCCGTTCTGGCGCGCGGCGTGAGCGGTCGGGCGCTCTTCGCGCGGGGCCACGTATTCCTGCTGCTTGTAGGCGTCGGCATCCGCCCCGCCGCTGATGGCGTCCTTCTCGCCGGTCGAAACCAGCAGTGAGCCCTTGGCCCACTCCTTCACCGCGTAGGAGCGCGCAGCACCCGCCGTCTGCGCCCCGGTGTAGGGCAGGCAGATGGTGATGAGGTCGGGCTCCATGCCCTCGCCCGACGCGTGGCGCAGGGCGATGGCGTAGCGGATCAGGGCAGAGCTGGTGGACCCGCTCTTGCCTTGCACCTGCACCATCTCGAAGCTCTCTTCGGTCACCTGCAGGAACAGGCCGTGCTTCGACAGGATCGGGCGGACGTGGTCCTTGACGTCATCGACCGACACGTAGGCGTAGCCGCCGTGCTGGTTCTTGTCGTCCTTCTTCAGGCGGTGGATTTCGCCCAGCGCCGTGGCGAGGGCCTTGTGGATGTTGCTCATGTGGGTCTCCTTTGGTTGAGCATCGGGCAGGATGCCACAGCCGGGGCGCGCCGGACATCACCGCGCCACGCATAGCAGGGTTGCGGCCTTTGCATGACGGACCGGCTCTGTTCCCGTCTAGCCTGCAGGTCTTGTTCGGCCACAGGAGACAACCCATGAACAGGACTGCCCTCGAAATCGCCACCACCGACCGCCCCCTGAGCAGCATCGGGATTGACCCGTCCAGCGAGCTGGGCGCGATGCTCACCGGCTGCCGTCTGCGCCTCTACTGGCTGCACCGGGGCTATGACGTGCCGGTGGTGGTGCGCCTCACCGTGCCGCCGGTCGCCTCGAAGACCAAGGCCCGGCGCGAGCCGTGCTATGCGGCCCAGCTCGAAATGCGCCTGTCTCGCCGCATCAATGGCGGCGAGGCCTTCGCTGTGCGGCAGGCCGCGCTGGATGAGATCGAGGCGCTGGTCGCCGGGCTCAACGCGCAGCGCCGGGTGGCGGCATGATGGAGGCTGTCTCGTGGGCCTCCAGCGCCCCAGTCAAGACGCCGGAGCAGCGCCTCGTACTGCTGCTGCTGGCGATGCGGTCATGCTTCGACCACCGCGCGGTGCTGTCGGATGACGCCCTGCCGGAGCAGGCCAGCATGCCGCCGGACCAGTTCATGGACGCGGTGCATGAGCTGGTGAAGATGGGGCTGCTGAACATCGAGGAGCGCAACCCCTTCCGCATGGTGGTGCGCTTGATGGTGGCGGCATGATTGTCAGGAAGCGCCGCACGTCACAGTTCTCGGTGATGCCCAACGAGGTGTTCACCGATCAGCGCCTGAGCATCGGTGCGCGCTGGTGCTTGGGCTACCTGCTGTCCAAGCCGGATGACTGGGTGGTTCAGCCCGGCGACATCAGCCGGGCGGGCGGGGTGGGCCGTGAGAAGGGCCAGCAGCTCGTGCGCGAGCTGATCGAGGCCGGGTGGATCATCCGCGAGGAGGTCAGAGCCGAGGACGGCACCCTGCAGGGCTACCACTACGTGGTCCTCGACACCCCCCGGCAGCCGCAGACGGAAATCCCGTCTCCGGCACCAGAGACGGGATTACCGGCGACGGTAAAACCGTCCCTTACTAAAAACGGAAAGACACCAAAAACTGAACCCACAGATAAGGCGCGCGCGAGGGGGGCTCTTTTGCCGGATGACTGGAGCCCCAAGCCCGAGACCATCAACAGCCTGATGGCGCTCGGCGCAACGGACCCCTCCCGGCTGGAATGGGAACTCGGTAAGTTCAAGGCTTACTGGGCCAGCGCCAGTGGGCAGAAGGCCACGAAGCGGAACTGGGACCAAGCGTTCCGCGTCTGGATGATGAAGGCAATCGAAGAAGGAAGACCCCACCATGGAACACGTCAGCAAGAACCTGCCCACACCATCCGCAGCAGCCTCGATGCCGTCAACGCCGTCATCGACGCCGAACTCGCACGGTTTGCAGACGGGGTCCACGCCGACATCAGCGCTCAGCTTGCAGGACATTCAGCGGCTGGACCGGGCGCGCAACATGGCGAACACCATCCTCACCTCGTACCCTGACGGCAAGCGCGGGGCCTCGCCGGAATACGTGGCGGAGCTGGTGAAGGCGCTGGCCGCCTGCTCGCAGCAGGAGATGGACTGGATCATGGATCGCCGCGAGGGCCTCGTGGCGCGGAGCCCCAAGTTCCTGCCCAGCATCGGCCAGATCGCCGAACTGGTGGGCGACCGGCGGCGGCGGCTGGAGGCGGTGCGGCCCGCACCCACCAGCTACCGGCGGTTGAGCGTCGAGGAACAGATCGAGCAGCCGCCGGGCGAGCGGCGCAAGGCGCAGGTGCGGGAGCTGCTGGGCTATGACCCCGCCGCGCCGCAGAAGCGTACCAAGCGCGACGAGCTGCTGCCGCCGACCGCCGAGGACTTCGAGGCCGTGCGGGGCGCGATGAAGCTGAAGCCGCCCTCCGCGTCCGACGCCACCGAGACGCTCAGGAAGTGGCTGAAGGAAAACTGGGAAGCTGTGCAGGAGAGGAACAGGACATGAAGATCAGGACGCGCAAGCTGAAGGTGCCGGAGAAGACGCTGCACCGCTCGATTGCGCAGTTGCTCGTGCGCGCCGCACCGAAGTTCGTGATGTGGTGGCATACCCCCAATGGCGAGAAGCGGGACAAGATCACGGCGGCGATCCTCAAGAGCATGGGCACCCAGCCCGGCGTGCCGGACTTCCTGCTCTACGACACCCGCACCGGCTACCTGCACTGCCTTGAGATCAAGGCCGAGGGCGAACACCTGTCCGACGCCCAAAAAGGCTGGAAAGCGCGCTTCGACGTGTCGCCCACCGGGCGCTACGCGGTGGCCCGCTCGATGGACGATGCCATCCTCATCCTGCAGGAGTGGTGGCCGCAGGACGTGCGCCTCGGCATGGCCGGTCTGCTGGTCAGGGGCAGCTTCGAGGTGATCCCCCCGAAGCCCCGCCGTCCAAAGGCCCCGCAGCACGCGTAGGAAGGCGCTGGGCGGCGATCTCGGGGGTGGCCGGTAGGGTGGGAGCCGGAAACCCCAGAAACGCCGCCAGCGGCCTTCTCTGAGGCGCGGGCCTTGGGGCTTGCAGGACTGCGCCGGGATCGCCTAGTGTCCGGCCTGTCCCGCCCGCTCTCGACGTTGAGGTTTGCCGTCCTTCGGCTCTTGGGTGTGGCGGGACAACCCGTCAGTTGTGTGGGGTGCGTGCCGGTTTGGGTCTCGCCGGTAAACGCAAAAAGGGGGAGGTGCTGGGCATCTCCCCCTTTCCTTTGGTGCGTGAGACAGATCGAGAGGTCAGGCCTTGATCTTGCGCATCTCCTCGGCCAGCACCCAGAGGGCGCGGTTCATCTTGATGTCGCCATCGACCGACTGGATCGGCCTCGTGGTGCGGTTCATCACGTCCTCGCGGCCCCGTTCGTCGGTGAACGGCACGCGGTATTCGAGGCCGCCCTTGGTCAGGTTCTCCTGCGCCCGGTTGAACACCTTCCACAGATCATTGCCGTGGTCCTCGCGGCGGCGCAGGCCAATGATCGGCAGGGGGTCCTGCTTGATCGCCTCCGGCACCGCCTCGAAGCGCAGCTCGGCGGCGGCCAGCGCGAAGGCGCGCTGCTCACGCGGCGCGAGCTGCACCGCGCTCATCTCCTGCGCCCGCTCCAGCACCTCGCCGGAGCTGCCCAGCACGGTGTAGGAGCCCTCGATCACCTTGGCGATGGCATCGCCCCGGTGCGGCACCTTGACGTCCGCCACGAGGCTGTCGGGAGCGACCATGCCGTTCATGCAGATCAGGCGGAACAGGCCAGCCATCAGGTGATACTGCGAGGTGCCGTCATGGCCGTTCTTCAGCACCACCTCGGGGAACAGGTCACCGACCTTCGAGGGCGTGGCATCCACCCGGCGCAGTCGGATCATGTGCTTGGTGAAGGCGCGCTTGCCGGGGTCCTTGGAGCCGCCGATCCTGACGCCGGTCGGCATGAAGCCCTCCTTGATCAGGGCCTCCAGCATGTGGTGGGTGGGGATGTGGGCGAAGCGCTCCGAGCGGCTCTCGTGCGGCTGCTCGGCGAAGATCGCCGGAGCCAGCGAGCGGAGCTGGTCGAGATCGAGGAACTGGCCGGGGCGGGCCTCGATGCGGACGGCCTGACGGCCAAAGGTCGTGACGCGGGGCATATAGGTCATGGTGGTCTCCATTGGGTTGGGCAGGATTGCCCCCACTGCACCCGGCGCACCGGATGCAGGAAGAGTTTCCTGTCACTTGGGATACAGAGGCGGCACTTTTGTCTGGCACATCGGAGAGGGCTCGGTCATCCACTTGAAGCCCTTCCGCGTCTTGACCGGCTTGCTGGCCCAGTGCCGGTCGGACTGCTTGATCTCAGCGATCAGGCTGTCCACCGACTTGCCTTTGTTCCATCGGTCGTAGAACCACTTGGCGTCCCACGTGAAGGCCGCGTGGCACAGCGCCAGCCGCAGGCGCGGCGGGAGCTTGTCGAGATAGTACCAGTTGTCGCGGGTTCGGCGGCCCCGCCCGGTGATGCCGTTGCCCATCACGCACCCCCATCCTTGGGCAGGTCGGCAATCAGGATTGGCCAGACGATCTCGGTCTTGATCACTTGGTATTGCTTGCCGGTGGCGTCACGCCGGGCGTGGGCGCGTTTGACGGCCTCCTCCAGCGTGCTGAACGTCACACCGCCCTGCGCCAGCGATCCACCCCATGGCACGACATAGAACACGGCGGCCATCAGAACGATGCCTCGATGACGGGCGGGTTCAGCTTGTCGCGCACCTCGCGCGCCTCGATCACGCTGCGCTCGACGGACACCTTGGGCAGTATCTCGATGCCGAAGAACTCTTGGTGCTGCATCAAGGCAGAGCCCCAGACCACGATGCCGTTCCAATCGAGGAAGCCACGCTGGGTGGATGGCACCTTCAGGGCGTCCTGATAGGCGTCATAGGCCACGGCAAGACCGAAGGCGTGGGACTGAACCGGGATCATGTAGGCGGGGTTGCGGACGGGCTTGTTCATGGTGGTCTCCTTTGGTTGCTGATCTCATCAGGCAGCGCCTCACGCTGCGACCGGCTCGCGCCGGTTTCGATCTGTTAGGCGACGGGCATGACACCCGGCCTGTCCAGCAAGAACAAGTCGCGCCCGCTCTTGATGAGGTACTTGTTCGCTTCAGGGCGCAGCAGTCGCTGCACCGTGCAGTACATGAGCTTGCGCTCCGCGTTGGCTACGTCGAGCGCCTTGTCGCGCGCCTCGTCGTAGTTGAAGGCCTCTATGACCTTGCCGTGCCAGACCATGCCGTGGCCGTCATCACTGACGGACTTGAAGGTGGCGAGATAGTTGTTGCTGCGCTTTATCATGGTGGTCTCCTTGGTTGATCTCATCAGCAGCCGCTTCACGGCTGGACCCGCGCACGGGCGTTGCCGCCCGGCGGGGTTTCGATCTGTCTCACGATGTCAATCAGCAGAAGCAATGCACTAACGAGACCCAAATATGCCCGCTCCATAGAGCGAAGTTAACGAGAGACTTTGCATAGCAGGTATGCACGCAACGCATATGTGTTGACGCTAGGGAAGGCCGCGGTGGTATGCAAAAACTGCAATGGCCCACCAAGGCCCTCAGAGGGGCCGCCAGCGGCCAGCAAGGGTCTGGGCACCATGGGTAGCGGGCACCCTCGCAGATCAGGTTCCCGCTCAGTGCATAGCTCAGGGGTGGCTCTTCGGTTGACCGGCGTCTAGACTTGTGCCTGCGCCGGGCGGTTCCGGCGGAGAGGAGACCTGAAGATGACGGTACAAATCTGGGCCACCCCGCCGGGTGGCGACATCAAGGCGCGGGCGGTGGCTGCGGTGCAGCGCGAGCTGGCTGACCGGACCGGCTACTGCGCGGTGAAGCGCGAGCTGGCGGAGCAGGCCATCGAGGCCTATCGCCCGGCATACATCCAAGTGACGGACGGCGACGACCAGTGGGCGGGCTGCGCGGTGACGTGGGCCAATGGCGGCATGATCGGCGCGTCCATCGATCCGCCCCAGCCGCTCTATGGCCTGCGCGCGGTGCTGCGCTGGGTGGCGTCATGGAAGACGCCGGAAGACTTCGACCGCTGGATGCGCCACGTGGTGCTGATGGTGAAGCCGATCAATGCCATGGCGCAGCTCGATCAGGAGCTGCTGCGGACCGAGTATGCCCTGAGCGAGAAGGAGGTGGCTGATGTCTAAGCGCGAGATGACCGGCAAGGAGCTGGCGGAGTTCCTGAAGAGCGTGGGGGCCGAGCCGCCCGCCGGGCTGGAGCTGGACAGCATCTATCAGGTGGATGTGGGCGTGGAGAATGACGCGGGCCAGCCGGTGCCGCCGGAGCGCCTGAAGGAGGTTCTGTCCTTCAAGACGCCCTGCCTGATGGCCCTCAATACCATGGGCGGAACGCTGAACAATCTGGTGAAAGCCATGCGCACGGACATCACCACGCTGTCCACCTTCGCCACGCCGGAGGAGCGTGAGGAGATCGCGCACACGCTGCTGCACAAGGCCCTGTCGCACGTTTACTCCATCACCGAGGCCGCGCTGGAGGCGATGCCGTGCCAGCAGGACGAGGACAACGAGAAGACGCCCGAGCAGCCTGCCTGCCTGCACTGACTTGCGCACTTTTGTTTTGATGTGACGGGGGCGGGATTGGTATCCTGCCCCTGTTGCTTTGGTCACCCCTTTCCGAAGCAACGGGCGTCCTCCCAACGCCGTGACTTGGCCCGGCGCAAACCAGATCGCCGGGCCATTTTCCTCAAGGAGTTTTGCATGTCGGAAGAGAACGTCCTGAGCTTCTGCCCGCCGGGCCTGAACGACACGGACGAGGCCCAGCCCCGCCTGCCGACGCGCGGCGAGCGGCTGGTGAACCAGTTGCCGGTGGATGGTGACCCGATCAACCTGCGCCTCGCCAAGCACCGCCTCGCCAAGGTGATCGATGAGCTGGCCGACATGCCGATCAACGTGGTGGCTGGATCGAAGGGCGCGATGCTGGACATCGACCACCGTCTGGTGATTGAGCAGGCCATCGCGCAGGTGATGCTGGCCTCGGCCATGGTCGAGCGCGCCATGCTGTGGAGGCGCGCGTGAGCAACATTCCGTTGGCGCGCAGGCTGCTGCTGAAGCTGGCCGAGGAGCTGGATGACCCGTATTCCGTCCGTGTACGGAATATTGTGGAGGCGATGATGATGCGCCAGCCGTCAAAGCGGCGGGCCGACAAGGATGGCAAGGCATGATGCAACTTCGCCGACTGATCGAGGTGCTGGAGAGCGTCAACGAGAACGTTTACCCGTCCAGTGCCGTGTGGTGCCGGACGCTTGCCAAGCACCTGAGTGATGATCCGGGTGCGGTTGACGCCATCACCGCCGATCACATCGCGTCGAACCTCAAGCAGCACCAGAGCCAGCACCTGCAGGACCTCGGGCGCGATGCCTATCGGTATCTGACGACGCGGGCCTCTCAGCGCGCTGCTGCCGCCGTGTTCCGCGATGACACGGTGAGCGACCTGAAGCGCGAGGTGGAGAAGTTGAGGCAGGACTTGTTCGCGCGCGACCGCGAGATTGACGAGCTGCGCGAGCAGATCGAGGGCAAGAACGTGCAGATCGAGCAGCTCAAGGAAATGACCCTGAAGCTTGAGGCGCAAGCTGAGCGCCTGTCCCGCCGTATCTACCGAGCCACCAGAGAGCTGGATGGCGGATCACACAAGGAGACCTGAGACATGACGCCGAACGGATTGATTGAGTGGATGTGGTTTGCGTTCTTCGTGCTGGGTGCAGCCGGTGGCTGGGTGGCGATGTTCGCGCGCCTCGCCCGGCGTGACCGGGACGTGCAGAGCGATGAGGGGCTGGCGCTGAGCCTCAATGGCATGCGCCTGCGCAACGTGCAGCTCGAAGCCTCGGGTGCCGTGATCGTGACGGCGCGCTTCGGCGACATGGATGACGTGTCGGATGCCCAGCTCGATGCCGGGCTCTACGTGACGCGGCACCGCATGCTGCCGCAGGTCGAGGTGGCAGAGGCTCCCAAGGCCAAGGAGCCGAAGCGGGTGAAGGCGCAGCGCGACAGCATCTTCAGCGAGCCGCCGGTTGATCAGCGCGATGCGGCCCTCGAAAGCATGGGGAGGGAGTGATGCCGGACTGGCTTGGCTTCGTCCTGCTCATCGCCCTGCACGCCCTTGCCATCGTGGGTCTGGTCGAGGTGCTGCGCATCCTGATGGGGTGCGCATGACCGCTGACGAGATCGCCAAGCTGATCCCGGATGATGTGGTGGAGGCCGCTGCTGCGGATGCATATGAGGCCTACATCGCAATGCGGCGGGGCGGGAACAAATCGAAAGAGGCGTGGGCCTTGTGGTTAGCCGCCCCTGAAAGCATCAAGCCGAGATGGAGGGTGAGGGCGCGCGCCACGCTTGCTGTTGGCCTCGCGGCATGGCCGGGGGCATCTGTATCTCCCGGTGTGCAGAACGGCCTCGGGGAAACGCCTTCGTCCCTCATCATGCCCCTGAAGCGGGAGCCCCGTACATGACACCCTCACAGAAGCTTATCGATGCAGCGGCGAAGGTCCACTATGAGCGGCTGAACTCATGGGGAACAGACAGCGGACTGAAATGGACGCCGTGGGAAGAACTCACACAGGAAATCCGTGAGAGGCACTACGCCCGCGTCATCGGCCCCGTCACCGTGGCGCTGAGAGCGGCGGTGGAGGTGTGTGAGGCGAAGGTCGGCGGAAAATCGTTCGCCAACCTGATCTCATCGCTCATCCCATCTCAGGAGCCCCGGACATGAGGGTGCAGTACACGATCTGCGATGACTGCGGAAATTCCATTCTTCCGCACGATGGGGCGGTCTGGACGGCAGATGGCGCATCGTATTGCCCTTCCTGCCGCCCCAGCCTCGTCCAGAACCTGATAACGAACCTGAATGCCGCGCTGTCGAGCGGCACGCCGAAGCCGAAGATGCCGCGCGAGTTCCGCTGGCCGCTGGATGAGCCGGAGGATGGTAAATGATCCCCGAGAACCGGCATCTGGTGGCCGCCTTGGTGGCAAGCTTCTTCTACGGCCTCGCTTTCGGGGTCATTCTGGGCTCGATGCTGTGAGCCCCGAGATGCTGTCGCAGGCCCTCGTGGTGGTGATCCCGGCGCTCTATGGGTTGCTCTTCGGGATCATCATCGGCATGACGTTCCGCCGGTCGCGGTAGCACCCTCTGGCATCTTCCGTGGACTGAGGGTAATGCTCCGCTCACGGACCAATCCTATCAAGGGGGTGGCATGCCAGCACGCATCCGCAAGATCAGGCACGACGAGAACACCCGCGCCAAGATACAGGCCGCCCGCCTGATCGACCGCATCCAGAAGTTCGCCCTCGCCCAGCCGACCATCACCATCGTGCCCGGCACCACAGGCATGAGGGTCACCTTCACCGACGAGAACGGCGACCGCGTGTGGCCCATGACCAAGGAGCAGGTCACCCTCGCCAAGCTCCTCCTCGACAAGGCCCTGCCCAGCCTGCAGTCAGTGGAAGTTAACGCCGAGGAAACAAAGACCTATGTGATCAGGGCACCGGAGCCAGCCAAGACGGCGGAGGACTGGCTCGCCCAGTACGGCCCGAAGACCATCGAGCATGCCCCCCAAGCCACAGGGAAGGCCACAGGCGGCAAGCGCAAGGCCAATGGCACCTGACAGCCTGATCACCGTCTGGAGCCCGCAGGCAGGCCCCCAGACAGCCCTGCTGACCTGCCCCATCCCGGAAATCTTCTATGGGGGTGCGCGCGGTGGCGGCAAGACGGACGGGGTGCTGGGCGAGTTCGCCAGCCATGCCGCCGAGTACGGGGCCAATGCCATCGGCCTGATGGTGCGCCGCCAGCGCACCGAGCTGGTGGAGACCATCGAGCGATCCAAGCTGATCTACGGGCCAATCGGGGCGACCTTCAACGAGGCCTCGAAGATGTGGACCTTCCCCAACGGGGCGCGCCTGCGCTTCGCCTATCTGGAGCGGGATCAGGACGCCAACGGCTACCAAGGCCACAGCTACACCCGCGTCTACATCGAAGAGGCTGGCAACTTCCCCCTGCCGACGCCGATCCTGAAGCTGATGGGCACGCTGCGCTCGGGTGCGGGCGTGCCGTGCAAGATGATCCTGACCGGCAACCCCGGCGGCCCCGGCCACCAGTGGGTCAAGGCGCGCTACATCGATCCCTGCCGCACCGGCTACAAGCCCATCGAAGACGTGTTCACCAATCCGTGGACAGGCGAGAAGGTGACCAAGGCGCGGGTGTTCATCCCGAGCTACGTGACCGACAACAAGTACCTCGGCGCGGAGTATGTCGCCACGCTGCAGCAGACCGGCAACGACAACCTCGTCAAGGCGTGGCTGATGGGCGACTGGGACATTGTCGAGGGCGCGTTCTTCGATAGCTGGTCGCACAGGAATATCATCCGCCCCTTCGAGGTGCCGGGCGAGTGGCTGAAGTTCAGGGCGATGGACTGGGGCTACTCCGCACCCTTCTCAATCGGCTGGTACGCGGTCGCTGGCGATGACGGGCCGGACTACGGTCTACCGCGCGGTGCGCTTTTGCGTTATAGGGAGTGGTACGGCATCAAACCCGGCCAGCCCAATGTGGGCATTCGTCTGACCACTGAGGAACTTGCAGAAGGCATCAAGGAGCGCAGCCGGGGTGAGCGTTACGCCTACAGCATCATCGATCCAGCGGCTTTCGCGGAGAGCGGAGGCCCGAGCATTGCTGAGCGCTTTGCTCGCAGCAAAGTGGAGTTCCGCCGTGCTGACAACCGACGCCTCGGCGCACGCGGGGCAATGGGCGGCTGGGACATGGTCCGCGCACGGATCATCGGCGAGGACGGACAGCCCATGCTGAGGGTGTTCTCGACCTGCACGGAGCTGATCCGCACCCTGCCGGTGCTGCAGCATGATCCTGACCGGCCCGAGGACCTCGACACCCGGCAGGAGGACCATGCGGCGGACGAGCTGCGCTACGCCGTGATGAGCCGCCCATGGGTGCCCAAGGCGAAGCCCAAGCCCGAGGACGGGCGCACCATCCACAACATGACCATGGACGAGGCGTGGAAGCACCTGCGGGAGCCGTCCCGCGCCGGGAGGATTTGATGGGCAAGATTTCCGGCGTGAGCTGGCAGCAGGGCGGCTACACCAACCCCGACATCCCCGACAGTGTCATCCGCGCACTGGCCGAGAAGGGTCTCAACCCGGATGGCTCGCGCATGTCCACCCGCCAGCGCCTCGACGGCATCGACGCCCGCATCTCCGAGGACTGGCAGGCGATGGGCTTCCGGCCCGGCCAGAGCGTGGCCGATCCGCGCGCCCAGTACGTGGGCAGCAACACCGACATTGCGACCGGCGCGAACAGCCCCATGGCCTACACCGGGCCGGAGCCCGGCTTCGGGGCCGAGACCCGCCAGCGCCTCGACCGGCTGGGGCAGGGGATCGACAGCGACATTGCCCGGCAGGACGCACTGGTGAAGGCCCTGCTGGCCCCGCCAGAGGCCCGCCAGAGCCCGGCAGCTCCGGGGGCCACCATGGTGGCGGCCCGTCCCGAGATGGCCGCCACGGGCTTCCCTGCGGCCACGGCGCGGCCTCCCAAGCCCACCCCGAGGCCGAGGCCCGAGACCTACACGGTGAAGGCGGGCGACACGCCATCCGAGATCGCTCGGGCCATGGGCCTGAGCCTGAGAGAACTGGAGCGGAAAAACCCCGGCATCATCAAGCGTGCGCGGCGTCTCAAGGTCGGCAGCAAGGTGAGGGTGTGATGGACAGGTACGGACCGAGGGCGGGCAGGATTTCAGGGTTGCCGAGTGCGCCCATGCCGGAGGCGGCGGACCCGTTCAATGCGGACATGCAACGCCGTGCCCGCAAGAAGGCCGAGCTGGAGGCCGCAGAGGCGAAGCGCCGGGAGATCGAGAAGGCCTATTCCGACACCGGCCAGCTCCCGCTGCAGCCGGGCATGGTGGCAGGCACGTGGGGTCAGATCGCCTCGAAGGACAAGGAGACCGAGGACCTCGCCGCCTTCAGCCGCAAGCGCAAGCCGAAGAAGGACCAGTCGCGCGTGCCGTCCGGCTGGGACCAGACGCGCCAGAAGGTGGCATCGGCCATCGACAAGCCGGTGCAGAAGCTGGGCAAAATCGTGGACTACTACGCCGGTCCGCACGCCTCCGAGGCGCTGGGCCGTGCCGGTCAGGCCGGTGACATCGCGGCCTCCATGACGCCCGTGCTGGGCGACATCCGCGACATGACCACGCTGGGCGTCGAGGCGGTGGATGACCTCATGGCCGGTGAGTACGGCTCCGCCGCCATGAACGTCGGCCTCGCGGGCTCCACCCTGCTGCCTGCCATCTTCATCGGCCCCAAGGCCAAGAACTTCCCGCACAACCGCGCGGCGGACGCCATGGACATGCTGCGGCAGGGCGTCGATCCCGAAACCATCCGCACCCAGACCGGCATCGTGTTCGACGCCGAGGGCATCCCGCGCTTCGAGATTTCCGACGCCAACGCCAAGCTGACGCCCAAGGGCGAACGCTTCGCCAAGGGCGGGGCCATCGACAGCCGCTCGCCCATGATGCCGTTCGGCGTGGCCTATGATCACCCGGAGCTGTTCGACAATTACCCGCAGCTCATGGACTACCCGACGCGCTTCGCTGACGATGGCGGCCCGGCTGGCGCGTTCTATCCGGCCTATGGCGGCAAAAACCCGCAGGTCGAGGCCTATGGGCTGGTGGAAGGCCCTGCCGCACCCAACTACAAGGCCCCGAAGAACCTGCAGCAGGTGATCCTGCACGAGGGCCAGCACGCGGTCGATGACATCGAGAACGCCTCCATGGGCTCGATGCCCGCCAACGTGCCGCGCGAAGTGATGGACGCCTTCCCCGGAGTGACGGATTACCAGCTCTACCGGCGCGCAGGGGGCGAGACGCTGGCGAACACCACGGCGGCCCGCGCCTATCTGGACGATGACATGCGCGGCGCGATCTCGCCCTACCATTCGGGCTCCGGCCCGCTGAGCGGCTATCAGGAGCAGTTCCCGCGCTCGGAGCAGTGGTCCGAGACCATGCATCCCGGCAGCTCGTGGGATGACCCGCGCGGCACCCGCACCGTGGCGCGTCCAGCCTTCGATCCAGCCAACCCAAATGCGCCGCGCCCCGATTACTTGTGGGGTGGCCCGTCAGGCGGCTATGGCGGGGCCAGCCGTGAGCCGGTGATGGGCTCGGTCGAGGAGGCCGCTACCCCAGCACCCCGCAACGGCCCGCGCCGCCGTGGGGCCATCTCTGGCCTGTCGCGCGGCATGGGCGATAATGGCGGTCCGACCTTCACCGACGAGGAGCTGCTGGCGCAGGCGGTCGGCACCCCGCGCAAGCAGCTTCAGGGCAACTACATCGGCGCACCGCCCGGCATCGGATCGCCCGAGGCCGAGCAGGCCCTGATCGATGACCTGCTGGAGCGCATCCGCACCTATGAGGGCGGCGGCGAGGGCTTCTACACCGACGCGCAGGATACCGTCCGTCAGTGGACGGATGACCCGGTCATGGCCCGCCGCTTCGCTTCGGCCTCCGGGCACACGTCAAACCAGATGAGCCCGCTGCCGAACACCACGCACGCCCTCAAGGCGATGAACCAGTACGCCGCAGGCCAGCCGGTGAAGGCCGGGCTGTATCCCAATGCCTCGGGAGCCAAGGCGGCGGAGAGCATGGCGACCGACACGCTGTCGCCGGACCCGAAGACCGGCCAGTACAGCTACCATCTGGTGCCGCCTGAGTACCGGCCCGAAAACTTCGGCGACTACGCCTTCGGCGGCGAGCGCGCGGTGAGCCCCGGCAGGGCCGTGCATGACACGTGGGACAAGGAGGCATTCCGCTATGCGCCCGGTGCCGGTGGCAAGCAGAACGCGGCCTCCGACACCCAGCATTTGTTCATGGACCGCGTCTACAACAAGGTGGTGCGCGAGGTGCGGCGCGATCCGGCGCTGCGCCAGAAGTACGGCACCGGCCCCATGACCTATGAGACGGTGCAGGCCGCCCTGTGGGACATCGAGCGCCGCCAACAGGGCAAGTTCGACGTGCTGCCTTTCGCGGACATCTTCGACCAGAACACGTCATTCACCCAGATGGCCGCCATCCCCGGTCCCTCAACCGGCGTCGGGCCGGAGCTGCTCAACGCGCCCATGTCCACCAAGCGTCAGTACACGGACGATATGTTCCGTGCCATCTCGACGCCGGACGGGGCCAGCGCCATCCACCGCGCTTATGGCATGTCGCCCGCCATGCAGGAGGGCTTCGGCCCGTGGCAGGGCATGATGGAGCCCAACCGGCGCATCGACTACGCCATCGGCTCGACCGGCTCAGGCAAGAGCAAGGCCATCGACCCGGCCAGTGACGTGGTGGAGCGCGCCGCCCGCAACCAGACCCAGCTTTTCCTCGGGCAGGAGGGTGCGGCCCGCACCGCGCCGCGCAGCGACGGGGCCACGGCCAACGCCGCCGATCTCGCCACCATCAGGGGCGTGCCGCTGAAGAGCGAGAGCGACTACCAGAGGGCCTTCAACGCGGTGGAACAGGTGTTCGGTCCCGGCTGGGCCGACAGCGTGGTGGTGCAGCCGACGCGCGACGGCCTGATGATCAAGAGCCTCGGCGGTGGCGGCAAGGAGTTCCACGGTGCGGCAGCGGAGGTCCACCGCCTGCTCGGCGGCACCGGCGCTGGCATGCAGCGGGACGTGGCGAACGATTTCAGCTTCGTCCAGTTCAACGAGCCCTCGGCCTCACGCTATGCGCCGGACGTGTGGAAGCGGGCCTATCAACCCGGCCTCGACCAGCGCGGCGAAATCTTCCCGAACGAGGGCAGCTACCACCGCCTGCTGGACGAGACCCGCACCAACCCCGCGATCCGCGCCACCTTCGAGGAGAAGGTCCAGCCGCGTGCCGGTGTGGTGCAGCAGACCTCCGAGGACTGGGCCAAGCAGCTCGGCACCACTGCCGACACCATCCCCGACCGGGTGCGCCGCATCCTGTCCACTGCCGGGCGCAACTGGCCGCAGGCGCTGGACGAGGCGGTGCGCAAGGGCGTCATCCCGGCCTTCGTGGCCGGGGCGGTGTACCAGCAGATGGGCGGCGATCAGTTGGCGGGCGAGGAGCGGTGATCCCAATGGAACAGGGCCATCCGCCGCTCGGACTTCTGGCGCATCTCGGCCAACATCTCGGCCACCTGCTCGCGGGTCATGCCGCGCCACAGGCCGTTCTCATCGTAGCCGTAATCCGGCGACATCTGCTCAATCAGGGTTTTCTTCATAAGGGTCTCAACGCATGGACGTGAACACTGTTCCCATGGGCGCATCGGGCGGCGATGGCAAGCCCGTTGACAAGGACTACACCTACTGGAAGCGCGAGATCGAGCGCGCTGAAAAGTATTTCGGCAACTCCTTCTGGACCAAGGCCGACAAGCTCTACAAGCTCTACGCCAAGCAGCAGGAGGAGACGGACGGCAAGAAGAAGTTCGCCATGCTGTGGGCCAATACCGAGGTGCTGAAGCCCTCAGTCTACGCCCGCCCGCCGCTGCCGCAGGTCTCGCGCCGCTACAAGGACGCCGATCCAGTGGGCCGCGTGGCCGCCGAGCTGCTGGAGCGCGCCTCCAGCTTCGAGTTCGAACGCATGAACATCGACAGCGCCCTGCGCGCCACCCGCGATGACCTGCTGCTGCCGGGGCGTGGCGTGGCATGGCTGCGCTACGAGGCCGACATCGAGACCGATCCGGTGAGCGGCATGGAGACCGTGAAGGCGCACCGCGCGGTGTGCGACTACATCCACTATCGCCAGTTCCTGCACGGCCCGGCGCGGCGCTGGGAGGAGGTGCCGTGGGTGGCGAAGATCGCCTACATGACCGACGAGGAGGGCAAGAAGCGCTTCGGCGAGAGCTGGACCAACGTGCAGCTCGACAACAAGGCCGACAGCGTGTCCGACAGCGACAGTGTGCGCGATCCGGCGCTGGAGAACGCCCAGTTCGCCAAGGCCACGGTCTACGAGATTTGGTGCAAGACAAAGCGCAAGACCATCTTCATCGCCAAGAGCTGCGACCACGTGCTGGCCGAGGAAGAGCCGCTGATCGACTTCGAGGGCTTCTTCCCGTGCCCCAAGCCGGTCTACGCCACGCTCACCAACAACTCGCTGCTGCCGACGCCTGACTACAAATACTATCAGGATCAGGCCGAGGAGATCGATCACCTCACCGACCGCATCGACAAGCTGATGGACACGCTGAAGCTGGTAGGATTTTATCCCGCTGGTGCCGAGGGTGACGTCAGCTCTGCCATCGAGAAGGCGTTGTCGCCCAATACCCAGAACCAGATGATCCCGGTGGCGAGCTGGGCGGCGTTCAGTGAGCGCGGCGGCGGGAACTCCATCGTGTGGCTCCCCATCAAGGATGTTGCGGAAACCATCAGGGCATGCGTCGAACTCAGAAACCAAATCATCCAAGACACGTATCAGATCACCGGCATCAGCGACATCCTGCGCGGCCAGTCGGAAGCCAGCGAGACGGCAACCGCCCAGTCGATCAAGGCGCAGTGGGGATCAGTGCGCATCAGGGACCGGCAGCAGGAGATGGCCCGCCTCGCGCGCGACATCACCCGGATGACGTGCGAGATCATCGCTGAACATTTCGATCCCGAGTACCTCCTGCAGATGGCGAACATGCCGCGTCCCGAGATGCCGCAGATGCCGCCCATGCCGGAGCCCCCGCCGCCTCCGCCGCAGACCGGCGACCCACAGCAGGACCAGCAGGCCATGATGGCCTATCAGCAGGCCCAGCAGCAGGCGCAGGCCATGCAGCAGCAGGCGCAGGCCGCGATGCAGGCCGCACAGGCGGAAAACCAGAAGATCGATCAAGCCCTCGCCCTGCTCAGGGACGAGAAGCTCCGGGGCTTCAGGATCGACATCGAGACCGACAGCACCATCCAGCCGGACGAGGACGCGGAGAAGCAGCGCCGCACCGAGTTCGTGACCGCCATCGGCGGGCTCCTGCAGCAGGCCGTACCCATGGTGATGCAGGTGCCGGAGCTGGCACCCATGGTGGGCGAGACGCTGCTGTTCACGGCGCGCGGCTTCCGTGCGGGCCGCCAGCTCGAAGAGGAGATCGAGAAGGCGATGAAGGCGGTGCAGGAGCGCCTGACCCAGCAGATGAGCCAGCAGCCGCAGGACCCGAACGCCGCCATGAACGCGGCAAAGGCCAAGCAGATGGAGCTGGAGACCGAACACAAGGGCCAGCTCTGGAGCATGGAGCGTGACCACAAGGCCCAGATGAACGAGCTGGACCTGCAGCAGATGATGCGCAGGGCGGAGGCCGACATCGAGGTTACCAACAAGCGCGCCATGATCGAGCAGGCCATCATGGGCCAGCGCGGCGAGCTGCAGACCAACCAGACCCGCCAGCAGCTCCGCGAGCAAATCCTTCAGGAGATGATCGAGGAGGCCTCGCGCACTCCGGGCTTGCCTCCGCAATAACGGTCCGTGTACGGAGGGAAACATGACGCAGAGGTTCTGTAAGGTTTGCAGGGGCTGGCACGATCTCGATCTGCCATGGCCCGACAACTGCCGCCCCGAGCGCAACATGGCGCGCTCCGACATGCCGACGCCCCGCCTCATCCGCGACGGTCTGGATGACGTGTGGAACCCGGTGAACGGCAAGACCTACGACAGCAAGTCCGCCTACTACCGGGCGGTGAAGGACGCCGGGTGCGAGATTGCCGGGAACGACAGCTCGATCACCCGCGCCCACGAGAAAGCCGTGCAGCCCAAAGTCCCAACCGGCCTGAAGGATGACCTGAAGTCCGCATGGGACGCCAACAGCTAACCAAAGGAGGGGCATCAATGCCACCCGAACAGGACCAGCTCGAAAACGAAGAAGTCTCCCTGCGTTCCGCACTGGAGAGCGCTTTCGATGAAGCCGCCGAACCGGCTGAGCAGCAGGACGATCAGCCTACGGACGATCAGGACGTTGACGAGAACGGCCAGCCGCGCGACGAGCGTGGGCGTTGGACGAAGGCGCAGCGCGAACACTACGAGGCCCAGCAGCGCGAGCAGCAGGAGCAACAGCAGCAGCAGGAGCAGGAGCAGCAGGGCCAGCAGCAGGAGCTGCGCATGGCCCCGCCGCACGGCTGGAGCCCTGCCGCCAAGGCCGCCTTTGCGAAGTTGCCTCCCGAAGTGCAGGAGGCCGTCGCCCGGCGCGAGGTCGAGATCAACAACGGCTTCGCCAAGCTGAAGGACTTCAAGGGCCTCGAAGAGTACGCCGAGATCGCGCGCTCGTCCGGCACCACGCTGAAGGAGGCCTTCGACCGCTACAAGGCGGCGGAGGACTTGCTCGACCGCGACTTCCGGGGCGGCGTGATGCAGCTCTGCGAGATGTACGGGGTCCACCCCATGCAGCTCGCCAACGAGTTCGCAGCGATGTTCACCGGCCAGAGGGGCGCACCGCGTGCCCCGGCCATGGACCCGCAGACCGGCTTGATCGCGCGCGAGCTTGCTGGTATGAAGGAAACCGTCCGTACACTGATCTCTGAACGGGAACAGCAGGAGCAGGAGGCCATCAACGCCCACCTGCAGTCGTTCGCAGAGAACAAGATGTACTTCGAGAACGTCCGGCAGGACATGGCCGACCTCATCAGGTCAGGTAGGGCCAATGATCTTGAAGATGCCTACGACAAGGCATGCTGGATGAACCCGGAAATCCGCGACTTGCTGATCAAAGAGCGAGCCGCTCCACAGGAAGCCGAAGCCCGCGTTTCAAAAGCGCGCCGTGCGTCTGGTTCCCTGCCAACCGGAGCGCCCGCAGGCACGTCCTCGCCAAGCTCCAACAACTCAATCCGCGCTGCCCTCGAAGATGCTTGGGGCTCCAGCGCACTCTAGGAGTAGTGAGAGATGACCTCGCCCAATCTCAGCGAAATCATCACGACCACCCTCCGCAACCGCACCGGCAAGCTTGCCGACAACGTGACTGACAACAACGCGATCCTGTATCGCTTGAAGCAGCGCGGTCGGACCAAGCCCGCCTCCGGCGGACGTACCCTCGTGCAGGAACTCTCCTATCAGGAGAACTCGACCTTCACGTGGTACAGTGGATATGACCCGCTCGACGTGAGCGCGACGGATGTCATGTCTGCTGCGGAGTTCGATTGGAAGCAGGCTGCAGTCGCTGTCACCATCAGCGGTCTGGAGCAGCTCCAGAACTCGGGCAAGGAGAAAATCCTTGACCTCATGGAAAACCGCATCGACATCGCGGAAAAGACCATGATGAACAAGCTGGCGCTCGGCTGCTATGCAGACGGCACCGGCAACGGTGGCAAGGAGATCGGTGGTCTCCAGCATCTCGTGGCTGACCTGCCCACGAGCGGCACCGTGGGCGGCATCAACCGCGCCACGTGGTCGTTCTGGCAGAACCAATACCGGGACAGCTCGGACAACTCGGTCACCCTGTCCTCGACCACCATCCAGTCGGAGATGAACATCATGTACTCGCGCCTCGTGCGCGGTACGGATCGCCCCGACCTCATCATCACGGACAACAATCTGTGGCTGATGTATCTCGCCTCCCTCCAGACCATCCAGCGCATCACCAATGACAAGATGGCTCAGGCGGGCTTCGAGAACCTCAAGTTCATGTCGGCGGACGTGGTGCTTGACGGTGGTCAGGGCGGCAACTGCCCGGCTGATCACATGTACTTCCTGAACTCCGACTACATCCATTACCGCCCGCACAGCGAGCGCAACATGGTTGTCCTCGGCGGGGAGCGCATGAACACCAATCAGGACGCCATCGTGAAGCTGATCGGTTGGGCGGGCAACATGACCGCCTCCAACTGCGCGCTTCAGGGCGTGCTGAAGAAGTAACGGAGGGACAGAAACATGACTTTCCGTATCACTGACACGCGCATCGGTGTTCAGCCTATCGCTGACATCGACACCGTCAAGAACCACCCGCTCGGCACCATCGTTCGTGCTTACGACGAGACGCTGGGTGAGGGTGAATTCATCTACCTCAAGGGCGTGGCGAACACCGCTGTGGGGCACATCGTGAACTACGATGATGCCTTCCAGACGGCGCTCGACACCTCCGCCGTCGCCGGGCCGTCGCGCCCGCTGGCGGTTGCCATGGCGGCCTGCGTTGCAGACCGCTACGGCTGGTATCAGATTTCGGGTCTCGCCGTTGCCAAGAAGGACGCCGCCGTGTCCTTCGCGGATGGCGCGGGTCTGGGCGCTGGTGCCGGTCTTGCGGTGGCAGTCGCCACCGGCACGGTCATTCAGGGCGCGGTGGTGCGCACCGTGGCGTCGGCCAAGTCCGGCGTGACCACGGTGGCAATCGCCATCAACCGTCCGCATGACCCGTCTGACGTGAGCTAACGCTCCGTAGGCTGACGAAATAGGGGCGGGGCTCACGGGCTCCGCCCTCTTCTCAAAGAGGACCACGATGACGAGCCCTTCTTCGACCCTCTACCAGATGGACTACCAGAACCCTCATGCCGAGGGCGTGCTGAAAATCCCGGTGCTGGTGGTGTGCAATACATCCGACGAGCAACTCCTCTCCAACATCAAGACCAACGCGGCGCGCGAAGGCCGCTGGATCGGCTTCAAGCCGGTGAAGGACAATGCGGCCATCATTGTGGGCGGTGGCCCGTCCGTGGCCGATCATCTCGATGACATCCGCAGGCTGTCCGAAGCCGGTGGCGTGATCTACGCCTGCAACGCCGCAGCCACCTTCCTGATCGAGAACGGCATCACGCCGCACTACCAAGTCATCGCCGACGCCAAGCCCGAGACCGCCACGCTGGTCGAGCCGCGCGCCGTGCTGCACCTGTTCGCCAGTCAAGTCGATCCGGCCTGCTTCGAGAAGGTGCCATCTGCCATGCTGTGGCATTTGCACATGGACAACATGGAGGACGCGTTCCCCGAGGAGCGGCGCAAGCGCGGCGGCTATGCCCTCGTCGGCGGCGGCGCTGCGGTCGGCAACTCCGCCTGCGCGCTGGCCTATGTCATGGGCTACCGCACGCTGGAAATCTTCGGTCTCGACAGCTCGCACCGGGGCGAGGCCAGCCACGCCTATGACCAGCCCATGAACCGCTTCATCCCCACCATCCGCGTGGACTGGGCCGACAGGAGCTTCATCAGCTCGGTCGCCATGAAGGCGCAGGCGGAGAAGTTCATCATCACGGGCCGCGCGCTGGAGCAGGCAGGCTGCAAGGTCAGTGTCCATGGTGACGGCCTGCTGCCCACCATGTGGAACACGCCGGTCACCAGCCTGAGCGAGCAGAACAAGTACAAGCTCATGTGGCAGTTCGATGCCTACCGCGAGTATGCGCCGGGCGAACACCTCGTGGAGACCTTCCTGACCACGCTGAAGCCCGAGAAGGGCGATCTGGTGGTGGACTTCGGCTGCGGCACGGGCCGCGCCTCCATCGAGCTGCACAAACGCGGCTATCGCGTCTACCTGATCGACTTCGCCGACAACTGCCGCGACGAGGAGGCCATGAGCCTGCCGTTCCTTGAGTGGGACTTGGTGCGCCCGGTTCCGGTGCGCGCCAACTATGGTCTGTGCACGGACGTCATGGAGCATATCCCGCCCAATGACGTGGCGCAGGTGCTGACGAACATCCTTGAGGCCGCGAAGACGGTGCTGTTCCAGATTTCCACGGTCAAGGACAGCTTCGGTGCGCTGCTCGGCACAGAGCTGCACTTGACAGTGCGAGATCACCAGTGGTGGATGGCGATGTTCCACACGCTCGACCTGCACGTCACGACGAGCTGGAAGAACGAAGGCAACTCGCTGTTCATCGTCACACGAAAGGAAAGCATCAATGCTTGATCCACTCGACAATACCTTCTTCGACGCCGGTCCGCCGGGCCAACAGCGCGGCCCGCGTCCGCTGCTGCGCTTTTTCACCGACGCGGTGGAGCTGCCGGGCGAGAGCGCCAAGGAAGGCCGCCCGGTCTTCATCAGCCGCGACTTCGTCGGCATCACCAATCCCGGCTCGCGCGACGAGGTGGTCAGGCGCGCCGAGGACAAAGCCAAGGAGGACGAGTTCATCGCGTGGGCCTATCGCAAATGGAAGGCCACGCAGGAGCAGCCGGTCTCCGGCACGCCGCTCGACACGGTGCCATTCCTCAACAAGGCGCAGGTGGCCGAGCTGCGCGCCATCAATGTCGCCACGCTGGAGCAGCTCGCGGAGCTGCCCGACACCGCCAAGCAGCGCATGATGGGTTCCGTGGCCTTGCAGAAGAAGGCCAAGGCCTATCTGGAGAGCGCCAAGGACACCGCCATCGTCACCCGCCTGCAGGGTGAGCTGGAGCAGCGCGACAGCGAAATCTCGATGCTCAAGAAGCAGATGGCCGACATGGCTGCGCGCTTTGATGAGCTGACGAAGAAGGTGACGGCATGAAGAACATCGAGCGCATCATCAATCCCAAGTCGGGCTACGGTCCGCGCTTCTTCCGCGACGAGAAGGGGCGTGTCATGTTTGAACACCGCATCTCGGCCAGCGCCTGCATCGGGCCGCGCGAGGCGACGAAGATCGACAAGCAGAACCACGATGATCTGTGGGCGGAGTTTCTCGCCCAGCAGACCGAGGCTGAGAACGCAAAGCTGAAGCGCAAGAGGTGATCCCATGAAGACGTTGCTGGAGATGGTGGTCGAAGTCACGGAGAGGGTGGGCCAGCCCCGCCCGTCCATCGTCGCCTCGGCAACGTCGGAAACACCCCTGCGCATGCTGGCTCTCCTCAACGAGGCGGGCCAGCAGCTCATCAAGGAACACGACTGGAGCGCCTTGATGGACGTCGAGACGTTCACGCCGACCGCCACTCAGGTGCAGTCCTCTCATCCGCCTGCGGACTATGACCGCATGACCTCGC